ATAGAGTCTTTCTCCTTTTTTATTGACCTTCGAATATGCTTCCTTTAATTCTTTTACTTGCTCATCTATGTTAACTTCTTTCTTTTCTACAAAAACTTTATAAAGAGCATTAGCAATGCTTTCTGTTGCCATTTCTGCACCATTATCAAACTCTTCTTTTCTAATAGGTGCTGAAGTACCCATTAACTTTTTCTTGGCAAGTGCTTTAACAGGACCTGGAGCGGGAGATTTTGCCAATTGAGCAAGGTATGCTTTGGAAACCTGAGCAGGATTCATGTGGGTCGCACCGCTCATGCTTTTTTTAACCTTATACTTCACATCAGAAGCAAGTTGTGATGCTTGCTTTTCAACATCAGTATCACCAGCGGCGTGTCCACGATGAGGTCCACCTGTAATTTTAGCCATGGAAATTTTTTACTTTACTTTTTTCTATACTTATTTATGAATTCTTTTATATTATAACCTCTATATGCTTTTCCACCATACTGCAAATTCTCTTTTCCAGTTCCAATTGCACCAGGAGTCATATCAGAAAAATGTCTAAAGGCACCTAAAGTTCCCATGAGAGTATTTGGTTTTCCAGGAAGTCTCATTTTTCTATCCATTCTAACTTCAGTGTATTCAGTTAAATCTTTAATCCACGATTTAAACATTTGACCAGATTCGGTGACACAAATTAAATAATTAGTGCCTCTACGAATAATACGTCCAACTAATCCAGTGTTTAAATTTTCAACTTTTTCACCTAGTTTAAAGATAGACTCTGTAAGATAATTTTCACGAAGAGTTTGAAAATCAAACTTAGGTGCAATCTGCCAGATATCCCAACCTTCTTTAACACTCATGGCACCACGAAGGATGTTGAAAAGTTCTTTTGCTTCTGCTGGTTTAACTTCAGGAGGAAGACCTGAACGGAAAGTTTTAAAATCTCCTTCTGCTGCAGCAAGTCTCATTCTTGATGCGGACATGCCCTCAACTCCTTGTGCATCAGGGTCCCTATCACCAGCAGAGACAACTTCAATATTGTCAAAGTTATAAAGTTGACCATTATATTGACTAGAAAGTTTTTCAAATTCTTTAACTCTATCAGCACCACCTATAATTCTTACACCAGCATAACCATTATTATGTGCCATTTTTAAGACATCAAAAATTGTCTTTGTATTGGCATCGTTTACGATATTGCCTGCATGATTTGGATAAAACTTCTGCATATAAGCAATCTTTGTATCAGGATCAAGAGGATTCTTTTTCTTATCCTGACTTCTTGATGGGAAGATTAAATATTCACCATCTTTATCCTGAGACGCTGCCTGTGCTGCAACATCCATTAATTGTTGGTGCCCAATTGTTGGTGGATTAAAACGACCAAAAGCAATTGTAAGAGTTCCTTTTGTTTTAGGAACTGGAAGATATTGTGCTGGTGGTTGTTCTTGTGCTGCTGCTTGTTGTTCTGGAGCAGGTGGTTGCTCTGCAGGTGCCTGTTGTTGTGGTTGTTGGGCAGTTGCAGGATCCTGATATCCAGGAGACGCAATTGTTTTTTCTTTTTCAGTTTGTGGTCCGTCTTTCTGACCTACTTTTTGACGCTTATTATAAAACTTTAATTGCCCACCTTCAGTTTTTGCTACGAACTCTCCTTGCTTATCGTACCATCCACCATGACCATCTCCAACAAGACCAAGACGCTGGGCTTGTTGAGATGCAGAAGCTTCTGTTATGAACTGGAAAAAACTTTTCATTATCTACAGTGAAATATAATCCGATTAACTCTTCGATACTTATATTTATTCTATATGAACTTTGATACAGTTCTACCACCTATTGGTTGAATAATAACTCTAGCCCCTTTTATACCATGATCACTTCTATCACCTTTATAAACAGCTAAAAATACAGGTTCATAATTTCCAGTTATTCTGTCTCCATTATTAAGTTTGTGTCCAGTGCAAGTTAATTCATAATATCTCCCTCTATTTTGAACATCTAAAACTCCTTGCATAGTAACATCGACATTATTCTCCCCTTTTGGTCCACCATATCCATTTCCATAGACTGCCATTTTTTTTAAGTTATCATCCTGAATACCTCTACCAACCGTAGTAGCTGCTGGCATTCCATTTGGAAATCTATCTTTCAATGTGTTTATAAATGCTTGTGTTTCTGGATGATTGAATATGGCAGGTTCTACTCGTTGAGAAGTTCCAGACCATTGCTGAAATGCTTTTGCCCCAGTTCCAGCTTTATGGGATACATGTCCAACATATCCATTTTGACCTACAAAATGAAAATCACATTTTGGAGTTCCAGGAGTGCTTTCACAAAGACCAACTTGATATGTTGTAGTGCCGACTTTTAAAGGTATAAATTCAGTACCCAGTTTATCAAATATTTTTTCTAGTTGTTGATTTATTCTTATAATTTGAGCATCTTCTTGTGCTGTAGTCGCTTGTGTTCTTCCAGAAAATTGAGAGTCTTTATAGAGATCAGTCAATCTTATATACTTTCCAGTTGTAGTCGGGAGTATAATAGAATTTCCACTTTTAAATCTATCAAAATGACTGATAGAACTCAAATCTTTTAAAATAGATTTATCCAGTTTTACAGTAGATCCATTAGATTCATTTAATGTAAAATCTGCACCTGTCCTAATTCTTGTTAAAAAGATATTAAAATTATTTCTTTTTGCAAGTTGTGCTGGATTTAATGCCGCCATTTTTATTTTTATTTAGAAGTGCCCAAGAGAGGACTCGAACCTCCACGCCGAAGCACATGATCCTAAGTCATGCGTGTATACCAGTTTCACCACTTGGGCAAGTGGAGAATAGGGGACTCGAACCCCTCACCCCTGCCGTGCAAAGGCAGTGCTCTACCAAATGAGCTAATTCCCCAATGAGACCATTATATCACCGAAGTGGCATAAGGTCAAATAGTTCTGGATGAAGTTGACCATACTTTCTCATCAATTCACCTGCTTTTGCATTTGCTTGATTTTCAGTTGGACTACCAGCGTGAGAACTTTTACGGTCTAAACCTTTCTCCATATGCTGCTTATAATGAACATATTCATGAGCAAGAGTTCTCAATATATCAATAGGATGACGATTGATAATACTTAAGTGAATAGTATTATCTTTTGTTATTTCCCCGAATGCTGCAATTCTTTTTGCAAAGTCAGCATCATCTATAAGAATGACTGGAATATCATAAGTAAGACGCAACTCTCTTTTTAAGAAGACAACGAATCTTTTTAGAATTGCGTCAAACTGAATTTGAGTCGTTGGTCTTCCTTTTCTTTTGCCAAGAAGAGACATATTTTTTGAAATATTTATCAAACGCCAAGCACTGCACCAATGCTCTCATCAATGTCTTGGATGACTGTACGAATATCAGAGATGCGGGGAGGAACACTTACTTCATCATAAGTATATCCTTTTTGTGCTTCAAAAAGGATTTGACGAACTGCAGCGGCAGAACGGGCATCCATTTTAATTGTTACTTTTTTATCTTTAGTCATCGGTCGTCAGCAGCACGGTTTTCAGAGAAATAAACATCAAAAGCACCTTCAGGATAACGCTTGAGAAGTTTTTGAACATTACGAGCAACTACATCATCAAGTGTCGTATCCAGTGCCATACAAGCCTGGGCAACATACCACATAATATCACCCAGTTCGATAATCAGGTGCTCGCGGTTGTCCTCGTTATAAGGTTTGCCTTGAAACACCATCTTTTTGACGATTTCCATAAACTCACCACCTTCGGCATTGATACCAACAGCAGCAGTCAGGAGTCGCTCAATATTAGCACCTTTTTCATCCAGTTCAACCAGACGATCGGAGAGGGCAAGAAAGTCCTTAGATGCGTCAGAAGTTACAGCATCTACAAACTCAGCATACTTATCAAAATTAACGTGTTTAGCGGTTTCCATTAAAATTTAAATCCTTCAAACGATTTTTTAGGTTTCTTGTCTTCGTAGTCATTATACTCGTCTTCGTTTCCAGAGTCAAGTATATCTTTTTGTGCTGACTGTTCACAATCGTACAGTCTCATTTTAGCACGGTCAATACCTACAATGAAACGCTTGTAGATAGTGGGGTCATTGTATCGGTTCTTCAATTGCTTCACCATAATCTGCCCAAGTCCCTCCAACTCTTCAGTGCTAATAAGGGCAAACATAAGATCAGCAGTAGCAGGGAGACCAAAGGACTCACTAGTATCAGTAAGTTCAACATCAGAGTTCCCATAACCACTGCGGGTAGTCTGGGTAGCAGAGACAATGGGAACATTGAATTCCACTGCCAAACCGCGAAGTTCTTCAGCAATCGCTTTAATATATGAATATGAATTGACAGAAAGATTCGACTTATACCTACTGGAAGCACATATATTAAGGTAATCAATAAAAATAATATCAGGTCTGAATGATTTCTTAAGTGCCAACTCATTAAGCAGTGCCTTAAAGTGTCCACTATGAGCAGAAGCAGTTGGATACTCCTTAATTATAAGAGTTCCTTGTGTTTTCTTTGAGATGTTTGTGACTTTGTTCTCAAACATCTGGCGTGGGAGATCAACCAATTGCTGAATCGGGACATTGAGAAGGTTTGCGTCAATTCTTTCTGCAATTCGCTCTTCCGCCATCTCAAGAGTGATGTAGAGTACGTTCCTGCCCTGTAGCAACGCGGCACTAGCAACGTGGCACATAAAGAGGGATTTCCCGACCCCCGTACCAGCGAGAGCAATATTGAGAGTCTTATTAGGAAGACCACCTTTTGTGATTTTGTTGAAATATTCCAGATCAAATTCGATCTTATCTTCTTTGCGGTGATAAAATTCATAACGTTCCTCATAATTCTGAAGATAATCGTGTCCGATATTATTATCAAACGATACTGCTAGGGCATCAGAGAGAATGCTTGGAATCGCATCACGATTTTTCTTATCATTATTTCCGTCAGCAATATGAATTGACTCCATAAGTGCCAAGTAAATGGCACGATCACGGCACCACTTTTCAGTTGTATCAAGCAACCACTGCTTTTCGACAGCAGCATCATTCAGAGAAGAATTGATTTCTCGGATCTCTTTGACTTCAGTTTCATTAAGATCAGTGCGATTCTCTACCTCAATATTGAGTGCTTCAATGGTGATTGCTGAACCGTACTTAACAATGAATTGAACAATCTCATCAAAAATGACCTTCTCCGCCTTTTGCTCAAAATAATCTGGTTGTATGAAAGGTATAACTTTTCGTGAGTAATCTTCATTAAATACAAGGTTCCTTAAAATAGTAGTTTCAATTCTTTCCATTATTTGTAATGCAAATAGGCACTCATAATATACTTTGGACCACTAATAGGAGGTTCTCCCTTATGAGGGAACATCCAAAGCGGAGGAAACATAATTAAAGTTCCCTGTTTTGGTTGAATTTGAACATCTTTGAAAATAGTTTGACCACCACTTTCAACATCATTCAAATACCACATAAAAGATAAAAATCTACGGGCGGTCCCATAGTCTACCACATCTACGTGCGTATCAAACTGATCAACACCGTTTGGTTCGTATTTTTTAATACGAAATTGTTCTAAAGCGTGATCTTCTGGAAATACACGCTTATCTACAAACTCATAATACTTATCACGATATTCAAAAATCTTTTTGATGATATGATTATGAACCTGACTAACTTCTGGGGTTAATTCACGATTTTCTGTAATATTAAACTGAGTAAAGTTAGGTTTTCCTTCGTTATCAAGGCGCTCGTGTTTATCAGGAACCTGATCAAATAAACCAATTAAAAAATTACATATATCAGGTTCAAGAGCATTTTCGTAGATATGAATAAAATCTTGAAGTTCATCCATAAGAGAATTCGCCTTTAGCAATCACATCCAGTTTCTGCATTACTTCTTCGGTAAAGTATTCTTCTGGATTTGCCAAAATCTGTTTGGCGTAAATTTTCTTACCATCCATTTCATAACGCCCCGCAACATTCTTCCAGAGTCCGCCGAGTTCCCCGAGTTCCAGAAGACCATAATAGCGATCAAGACCGCGCTCATCATAAAATAAACGGACTTCAACGTCTTGGTTCTCCTTACTTAAACGCGACTTAGCAGTCTTTGCCTTGATAATATTTCCAACGACTTCTGTTCCATCTTTTTCTTTTTTCTTTGAGAGATATATGATAGTAGAAGCGGCATACTTAAGACCACTACCACCACCCATCTCCTTAGTAGGAACATAAGCACCGATGACATCGTAAGTATGGTTGGTTACAATCATTGGAATGTTTGCCTGACCCAACTTGAGAGTAAGCATACGGAAAGCACCTTTGACAAGTTGTGATTTGGTCATGTCACGAACCTGCTTATCATTCAGTGCATCAGTAATCTCTTTCTCAGTTGAGAGCATACCCAAAGAGTCTAATACAAACATACAAGGTTTGCGTTCTCCTTCAGGTTTTTTTAAATATAGGTCTACCGCTTTGAGTGCCTTTCCACGAAACTCTTCTACTGTGACAACATTAACCACGACAAGGCGTGATGTGTCAATGCCGCGTGATTCCAAGAGGGATTTAGTGATAGCAGCTTCAGTATCAAAGTAGAGACAATAACCATCGGGATTATTATCAAGGAAATTCTTAACCACAGCGAGAGAAAAGAAAGTCTTTCCAGTACTAGACTCTCCAGCAATAGCAGTAATCTTATTGCCAGATACACCACCAAATATGCTACCTGAAACCAGTGCGTTAAAAATGTACGAACCTGTGTCAACATAAGTCTCAGTCTCATCAATGTCAGAAGCGAGTTTCGTATACTCACCACCAACTTCTTTTACAATTTCTTTAAGAAAATCCATCAGCACACCATCCCGTATTCTTCACGAAGTATTTTTTTATAAGGTAAACCTTGTTCTTTAAGTTCTTTAACTAGTTTCAGTTTATGATACAAAGCGGCATCTCCACCAAAACCAAGTGCCTTTACAATCGTATCCAGTTCGTTATCATTAATAGGCAAGTCCATTAAGCAAAAAATAGTTCAAGGTTTACGGTTTTTTCCACGTTCCATCCAATAGAATCAAGGATGGATTTCAGTGGTTCTACAAAACTCTTTTCAAATTGTAGTTCATAGTCAATATATTTGTCAAGACCAAGTTCTTTAGGAAAGTCTTGAATAAAGGAGATAATATTCTCCTGAATGATATTTGGTTTTTTAAGATAGACAAACTTAATCTTCTCACCGTTTGCAATGAGTGAATACTTATTTGTCAGTTTTTTCTCTTTTATATGATGATTGAAAAGAAGTGCTCCGCGAATATGAATGGGAGTCTTTTGTGCATATATTGTCGAAGAAGAATGATATTTACGAACATCAGAAGCAGTTCTTGGAAAAGCAATTTCTTCTGGAGGTAAAGATTTAAACTCTTCACGACACTTATCAATGAAGTTGATTACATCTTCTTCAGTGCCACTCATCATTAATTTGAGTCCATCCTTAATCATTTTACGACAAGGTGCAGGAGTGGAAGACTTAACTGCCTCAATGCCCATCATTTTGAGTTTGGGTTCTTCATAACGAACACCCTCACTGTCCCAGACATTCAGAATGTATCGTTTCTTGGCAGTCCAGATTCCACGTTCAGCAATGTTCTCACGCTTCATCTGCATCTTCTGATCATAAGCATTTACATACTCAGCCAGTTCTTGGTAGCAACTTTCAATATACTTTTCAAATTCCACCTGACAGACCTTATCAAGGAACGAAACAACGCTTTGAGTAGTTTTCTCTCTTCCCTTGTATACACTTTCAACCAGAGGACCCATATTAAGATAGATAGAGTCAGTATCTGAAGCAATAACATAATCCACTCCGTCTGTTTTTAGAATCTTATTGAGATAGGCATTCATCTTGTTCTCAATCCAGCGGATAGAAACCTGACCAGACAAGGTGATTGCCTCAGCGTTTGCTAGTTTGTAATAACGGAAATACTGATTGCCGATAGCACCATAAGCAGAGTTAAGTTGAATCTTCCTCGCCATTTGGATGTTGTTGCACCGAGCAATCTCTTTTTCCAAGTCTTTCGTCTTTTTCTTTTCATATTCTTGTTTGGCAGCAAGCATCTTCTTTTTGTAAATGGTGCGATCTTTGTAAATCTTTTCCATCAGTTCTGGAAGAAATCCACGAACATCCTTGCGGAACATTGCTCCGTTAGCACAAACTGCTTTGTCCTTATACAACTCGAATGTAATTTCCTGATTCAGAATCTTATCGACAGTTACATTTGGATGTCTCTCTTCCAGAAGAGTTTCTGGCGAGATGTTGTATTGCATAATGAGGTGAGGGTATAGCGAGTTGAGGTCAAAAGACACAACCCAGTCATACTTTCCAGGAATAGGTTCCTTAACATAAGCACCAGCATACTTGGAATCTTTATCAGAACGTTCTTTGGGAGGAATCACAATGTTCCTCTTTTTCAGATAGTTATAGATGATGGTATCCCACATTCGTACTTGTGAAAAAACATCCGTATAGTTTGCTTTGGCATCATATGCCATCGTCAAAGCAAGTTCAATCAGTTTCATCTTGTCTTCCATACGGTCAACAAGTTCTACGTCAATGATGTTGTATTCTACAAACTTCTGCCAACCCTTAGTATAAAAGTCTTTAAAAGTATCAAACTCTGAGTGGTCGAGTTTCTTCTGCCCAAGTTCTACACTTGCGATATAGTCAAGACGATAAGATTCCTGTGCCTTATAAGTAAACTTCTTATAAAGATTCAAATAGTCAAGTTGACTGATACCGCCAACATCATATGAAATATGCTTACGACCAGCAATATAAATCTCACTTTCGGTCACAAGACCCCAAGGAGACATGCGCTTCATAAGTTTTTCACCAAGAACGCGATCAAGACGGCGAATCAAATATGGGATATCGTACAGTTCAGTATTCCAACCAGTCACAACCTCTGGTGTATTATCCTCAACCATCCACCAATTAATGAAATCCATAAGAAGATCACGCTCATTATCGAATGAACGATAGATTACATTCTTCTGTTGGTTATTGAACGGACCCATACCCCAAGTACGAATCTGTTTAGATGAATAGTCTTGAATCGTAATCAGAAGAACTTCTTCAGCAGCAGACTCTACATCAGGGAATCCATTCTCTGACGCAACCTCAATATCCAAAGTTGTGACTTTAACTTTACTAATATCAAATTTTAATTCATCCTCTGGATACATTTCAGAAATATACTGATAGATGTATTGACTATTTCCATAGATCTTAAAATTTTCTACGTTTTCATACTTTTTAATAAATTCCCGACAATCACGAACCGATCCTGGTTGAATTGCCTCCACATATTCACCATTTAGAGTTTGATATTTAGTTTTCTTTTGAGAGGGGACAAAAAGAGTCGGGTTAAACTTCTCACGGGTCATAAAGTGTTTACCATCTTCATAACCACGGACCAAGAAGTGATCCCCGACCATTTGAACGTTTGTATAAAATCGCATTATGCAGTTAATTCAAGATACTTTTGAACAATCTCTTCTTTTGGATCAACGATAGTCAAAATACTATCAGAGTGAATCATCATTTCCCTTTGATCTGTCATATCTGGCCAGGGTTTTAAATTTCCCTCAGCATCGATTTTAAAAGGATTGATCAATTTACAATCAGGTTCTCCAAGTTCTGATCCGATTTCAATAATTTCTGTGACGATTACATTGTCAACTTTCAGTAAAAGACACTTGATTGTCTTCTCCATTTACTTTCTCCTCATACATTTCCTTAATAGTTTTTATAGGTTCCACGATAGTGACAACCCAATCTGGCGAAACTGGAATTTGATCATCGCTTGTCAAAACAATCCAAGGAGACAAAGATACTTCTAGATCACCTTTTGTATTATCACTATCTTCTACCAATAAAATTGCTTTTCTGGTTTCAATTTTATGAGGTTTGCTAAACAAATACCCACAAACTTTTTCATCAGAAATCAATTCTTTGGCATCAGAAATGATTGTTTCTCCAGATTTTAATAATGCTAACTTAATTGACATTTTTTAATTTATCCTCCATGCATTATAGGACAAAAAAAGGGGGAAGTCAACCTGGATTTTGCCAGGTGCTTCCCGCGCCGACGATATTCGGAATTATTTATTCTTCCTCACATCCACGACCACCTCCACCAGGATTAAATGGAACCGCTTTACCAGCAGGAACTTTTTGAGATTTTCCTTTCAAATAAACCGTATGTGCCTTTGCCATAGGATATTTGATGGTTTTTATTTCATTTAAAAACTGAGTGAAAGTCTTCATTTAAGTTTTTCTTTTATTTAGAGATAGTCCTTTCTCGTGTGATGTTCCGGAACGATCTTGCCAAGTTTAACAGTTAGCAATCCATCCTCAAATAAGACTTCCCGAACTTCCGTGTCATCGGATAATGTCCACGCTCTCTTGAAAGATCGTTGAGCCAGTCCCTTATGGACGTAGTTGGTGTCAGATTCCCGATCTTCCTTTTGCCCTTCGACAAAAAGTTTTCCATACTCTGTGTATACATGTACTTCCTCCTTTTTAAATCCAGCAAGTGCAATTTCTAATCTTGATTCAACATTACTCAATTGAACAAGATTATAAGGTGGGTAATTAGAAGTTGTTTCATGAAGATTAAATAGACGATCAAAATATTCGTCCATTCCAATACTGTTGCGTGTGATTCTTTCCATTAATGCAGGAAGATCCGACGCAGTATAGCGCATGAGGTTAGTCATTATGGTAGCTCCTTTAAAAGCGAGTTTGTATTTTGTGGATCCTTACGGCATCCATATCTAATTATAATACTTCTTACAAAAAAGGGGGTGTAGACCCCCGTAATTTTTTATTCGGTTTCTACTTCTTTCAAGTGAACTTTTAGCGCATCCTTCCATTGTTGTTCGGTATACCCACAAGCAATAAAAAATCTGCGAACCATTTCTAGAAATTGATTTTCATTTAGATATGGATCATCACATCTAATCTCTACATCTTCATCAGGAAGGGCAAACTTGGCATTAGGATTATTATGCCAAGCAGCACCTTCATTTTGATGACGAAAACGAAATTCAAAACTTCCCGAAGACATCACTCAACATCCTCAACTTTTTTCTTTTTAGCACCAATATTATACTTGGTTTCCAGAATCCAGTCTCCCTTATCCTTATAAGCAAGGACTTTAATTTGATTCAGAGGAGCAATATCCTGAATCTTTTTAAGATCAACAATCTCAATCAATCCCCAATCTGCAAGAAGTTGGGCAATACGATTGCGACGCTGAACATCATTCACAGTCAAGTTTG